AACAGTTTCCCCATCTTGACGATGGACAAGAAATTCCGCAGTGTTCTCTACCCAAACAACGATTGGTTCGTCGAGTTGGACTTCAACGCAGCCGAACTCCGAACCCTCCTGGCTTTATCAGGACATCCACAGCCTCAAGAGGACATTCACGACTGGAACATCAAGAACATCTTCGGTCGTTCTATGACGAGAGAGGAAGCAAAGAAAGAGATTTTCTCCTGGTTATACAATCCAAGTGTTAAACATTCCGCAGAAAAAGTGTATAATAGAGACCAGGTAAAGAACAAGTATTGGAACGGAGAAGAAGTAACTACAGCATTTGATCGGACCATCCCCGCAGACGACCACCACGCTCTCAACTACATTGTTCAGAGCACCACAAGCGACCTATTGTTGCGGAGGATGATAAAGATACACGAGATGTTAAAAGATAAAAAGTCATTTATTTCTTGGAGTATGCACGACAGCCTTGTCATCGACTTCGCAGATGAGGACAGGGAAATGCTGATTGACTTGGTGAGAGAGTTCTCCAGCACAGAGCTTGGTCAATACAAGGTGAATGTCAACGCTGGAAAGAACTACGGCTTGATGAGGGAGTTGAGGATATAATGGATACAGTAATTGGATTAGGAAAAGCAGGTTGTAGGATTGCCGACAGGTTCTCTCAATACCCACAATACAAAATCTATAAGATTGACGTGGGTCTCAAGGGACTGAAGAAGAATGGGATCTATAATCTCCCTAAGCAGTCTGGACCCGAGAAGTATGAAGAGAAGTGTCCTAGTATGAAGAACTTCCTGAAGGGTGTGAATGGAGACGTCCTCTTTGTGGTAGGTGGTTCAGGAGATGTCTCCGCTGCTTCATTGAGAATCCTTGAGCACATTAGAGATTGCAGCATTAATATTCTATACATCCGACCCGATGTGTCCTTGTTATCAGAGACAAAGAAGAATCACGAGTGGGTCACCTTCAACGTTCTTCAAGAGTATACTCGCTCAGGAGTATTCCAAAGAATGCTGGTGGTTCAGAATACCACAGTCGAGGAAGCCATCGGGGAAGTATCCATCATTGGCTACCACGACAAGCTAAATGAGATGATTGTCTCTACTCTTCACATGATTAACGTGTATAACCACATTGATTCTGTGACGGATACGTTTGGAGAAGCCCCCGAAACTGCTAGGATTTCCACCTTTGGCTTTTATGATCTGGAGGAAGAAGAAGAGAAATTGTTTTTTTCTCTTGACAACTGCCGTGAGTTACGATATTATTATGCTATCAAGAAGGAAGATCTGGAAACAGACAGCGGTTTGTTCAAGCAGATCCGACAACAAGTGAAACAAAACGAAATCAAAACAAGCTATGGAATTTATTCAACAAATTATGACAAGAACTTTGTGTACGTCTTGGCACATAGTTCAATAGTTCAAGGAGGCGCTTATGACGTCAGTTAAAGGACACACAGGAACATTCGTAAAACAAAATGGAGAGCAGCGAACAATGACGTTCGTTAAGATCCCAGACTTGCCTGACCAATTTCTTCAGTCGAAGATCAAGGGCAACGGCAAGGAGAGGCTTCTCAAAGACAACCTCGAACTGGTTTGGGAGGTGAAAACTGATGGTTTTCGCATCTTCAACTGGAACACAGTTGTCGGAGAGGTAAAAGAAACACTACTGGAAGAAAGTATTTTTGTTCTTGACAAAGGGTAAAACATCTGGTATAGTGTATACAGCAGAGTGAGAGATTTGTCACTCTGACTTTAACTTTAATAGAGGTGAATAAAATGGGTTTAGACCTAGATAAAATGAGAGAGAAACTCAACAAACTACAAAACAAGAATCCTGGCTCCGATGTCTTTTGGCGTCCCCAGGATGGCGAGCAAACGCTTCGCATTGTCCCAACCAAGGACGGAGACCCGTTCAAGGATTTCTGGTTCCACTATAACGTGGGCAACAACCCCGGCTTCTTGAGTCCAAAGAGAAACTTTGGCACGCCAGACCCGTTGGACAGCTTCGTTCGCAAGCTGTTTAATGATGGAGACGAAGAATCAATCAAGATGGCCAAGTCTCTTAGCGCACGCCAGCGCTTCTTCTCACCAGTCCTCGTTCGAGGAGAGGAAGACAAGGGTGTTCGTATCTGGGGATACGGCAAGCAAGTGTATGAGAAGCTTCTCAACCTTGTTCTTAACCCAGAGTATGGCGACATTACCGATCCCGAGTCAGGAACTGACCTTGTGATCAACTACGGTAAGCCCGCTGGTGCCCAGTTCCCACAGACTGGGGTAACTCCACGACGTAAGTCATCTGCACTTTGTGATGATGCTGTCGGTGGGACCGAGCGATGTGCAGAGTTGCTCGATAATATCCCAGAGTTTGAGGGTCTTTTCAATAAGAAGACCCCCGAAGAGGTGGGCCAACTCTTGGATGAGTTTCTTCTTAGCCAGTCAGACGCAGAGAGCGTCTCATCTGAGACTTCGAAGTTCGGAAAGGACAGTGGAGATACCACTACCACTTCCTCCAAGAGCAAAGTCGATGACGCCTTTGGCGACCTAATGAAAGCATAAACACTTTCTCCGTACCGCAGGGAGGCATGGGTCTACAGATGCCTCACTTTTCTACTAACACACAGGAGACTAAATGAGCTTACAAGATAAAATCAAGAAAGCTAATGTAACAGACGACCATCCAGTCACGCTTGTCTTTCAAGACAGCACGGATGTGAAGCACTGTTTTGATGACTATCACGGATGGGTAGTTGAGGAGAGTCCTCTCGTACCAGCCGTAGCAGCCGTCGTGACAGATCCTGCGTTTGAAGATAACACTATTATTCAAGAGATGCGTGACGGCGGATACTTGGAGGGATATAGTGAGAACCCCACCGACGTTGCCGAAGTTCTTAAGGAGCATGGTTACAGTGATGGGAATTGGATTGGAATGGACTTAGATCAGTGGGACTACAAGTGGGGTGAGGTTACCTTGACCACGCAAGTAGAGACAACTGTATCACAGGTTCTAAGTGCCAACCCAGATTCTTTGAACGGCTGGACAGCCACATTAGAGACCGAGCTTGGTGAACTCAAGCTTGAGAGCTAATCTTTACCGCAGGGAGGCACGGGTTTACAGGTGCCTCACTTTTACAAACAGGAGAAAACGTTGGCAAAACTAAAGAAAACAAAAGTTGGAAAGCTATCCGCCGCAGACATTCGGTCTATGATTAATAAGAAGTCCGGTCAGGCAGTAGCACACAATCTACAAGAGGAGAACCCCACCGAGGTAAAGGATTGGATTTCCACAGGCTCCCGTTGGCTTGATAGTATTATCGCCAGGGGCCAACTAGCAGGAATTCCTGTAGGAAAGGTGGTCGAGATCGCAGGACTTGAGGCGTCAGGTAAGAGTTACATGGCCGCACAAGCAGCAGCCAATGCTCAAAAGATGGGCATTGACGTTGTTTATTTTGATTCTGAGTCCGCTATTGACCCAACCTTCTTACAGAAAGCAGGGTGTGATTTGGATACCCTGGTCTATGTTCAGGCTCAAAGCGTTGAGTTTGTTCTGGAGACCATTGAGTCTTTGCTTGAGATGAACGAGAGCCGAATGCTCTTCATCTGGGATAGTCTCGCACTAACCCCAGCAATCAGCGATGTAGAGGGAGACTTCAATCCTCAATCATCAATGGCGATGAAGGCACGAATTCTTGCGAAGGGTATGAGTAAGATTACTGTCCCTATTGCGAACACTCAATCAACCTTCTTGGTTCTGAACCAGTTGAAGACAAACATCACCCGAAGTCCATCCGAGGCTATGGTTGAGCCATATATGACACCAGGTGGGAAGGCAATGATTTATGCCTACTCCCTCCGTATCTGGCTCACTGGACGCAAGGCCAAGGCATCTTTCGTATTGGACGAGCACGGCTTCCGCATCGGGTCTGAGGTAAAGGCTACGCTTAAGAAGTCCCGCTTCGGAACACAGGGGCGACAATGCACCTTCAAGATTCTTTGGGGTGAGAACATTGGAATCTCTGACGAGGAGTCATGGTTTGAAGCTATTAGAGGCTCCAAGTATCTCTCAGGCTCAGGCTCGTGGTACACAATGGACATGGGCGACGGAACAACAGAGAAGTTCCAACCAAGCCGATGGGTAGAGAAGATGCAAGATGAAAAGTTCAAAGAGCGTGTCTTGTCCATTATGGATGAGGAAGTCATCTTGAAGTTCCAGAACCGAGTAGGTTCCGCAGATGAGTTTTACGACATCGAAGGAGAATGAATGTTTCCAAAAAAACAAGTGGTTATCTTCACTTAGCAAGAAGGATGGCGGAGCAAAGCACCTACGGCAACATTAGCCATGGTGCTGTCCTTGTCAAGGGCGGCTCCGTCATCAATGCTTCTTACAACAAAGATAACTCTTGTTCTTTTGGGAGCAGGTTCAGAGATCCCGATAGAGGCAGGGCTACACTCCACGCCGAACTCGGATGTATTCTCAACCTAGACAAGTCTGTGACCCAGGGTGCTACGATTTATGTCGTGAGAGTTGGAAAAAGAGGAGACTTCAAAATGAGTAAACCTTGTCCAATGTGTAACGGAGCACTAAAACATGTAGGAATAAAGAAAGTATTTTACACAAGTGATGAAGGAACACTAGAAAGTTATAAGCTATGAAACTAAACACAGGCGACATTGTAGGAGTTAAAGAGGATGAGGAGCGCCACCCTCTGTTGTGGAAGCAATCGGACCTCTTCAATAGTATGGTGGTTTACTTTGTCTATTGGCAGACAGAAGACTATGAAGAAAGGCACGAAAAAAGTGAAGTAATAAAGCCAGGAACACTACTATTATATATTGGCCCCTTCACAGACTGGAACACTCGACAAGAATTTCATAAGTTCTACCACGCCAGTGGTGAAGAATACGCCATTAGAGAAAAAGATTTTAAATTTTTGGAGATGATAAGTGAGAGTCGGTGACCTAGTACAATGGAAGAAAGATCATAAATATGTTGGTGTCGTTGTAGACACTTGTATGGGAACCCCCAACGTCGTTGAGATCTACTGGCTCAACGGCAGAATGAAACAATTCAATATGTCAAAAACATTAAACATAATTTCACAGGTAAAAAAGCAAGAGGAGACAGATGCTAGAGATATTTAAGAATTCACACCCACTCACCAAGATAGCAGCAGTCTGCTTTGTTCTTGGAAAAATAATGTTCCTCTTCACCCTATCGGCCCTGGCCATAGACTACACTCTCGCAGCCATCTTCTTGGCCATTCAGTCCGCACTAATCCTTACAGCAATTGTCTTGCCCATCATTGTCCACCTCTCTGAAAAGAAGAAAGAAACTAAGATTCAGATCGAAGGGCGCTCTTTCTCTCTTTCTGAAGAAGAGCTTGACAAACTGAAGAATTATATGTATAATGTTCACGGTACTTAAATTGGAGTTTAGTAGTGAATATCTTTGCAATAGAAAATAATGACCACGGCGGCATCGATTGGGTTAAGTCAGCGCAATCACAAGACAACTACCGAGTTGTCAAGATGATTTTAGAGAGTTGTCAGATACTCAGCACCGTCCTAAACGAGCAGGGCATCAGCGCACCCTACCGTTCTTTCAACCCCAAGCACCCTTCCTGCCTATGGGCAGCGGAGAGTAGTGACAACTTCTACAATCTAATCATCCACTGCGATGCCATGATTGAAGAGTACACACGCCGCTTCAAGAAGACACATAAATGCGCCGCAGTCTTAGAAAAGATTGTATCCTTGTTCGACCCCGAGCGTTTCCCTACCCACGAGCCCACACCACTTCGCATGGCTATGCCGGATCATTTCCGTTCCAGCGACATTGTGGAGTCTTATCGTCGTTTCTACGCCAGCAAACCACGAGTTCGTTATTTCGAGAGCAACATCCCATCCTGGTTCCAAGAGTACCGAGGAGACAAAGAATTTCAAATCATCGGAGACAGAGATTGAAAAAGGAAAGACTTCTTCAGATACTACGTGAAGAGAACCCAGAACAAGAAATCAAAATTGGATACCGCAAGCTCAAAAATAACGGTGATGCATACGGATACACCCGCTACCAAATACTGAAGATAAACAAAGTACCAATCTCTAAATGGTTACCACACGTTGACGATCTAACGGACAAATACTTTGACGCCCTTTTGGTTCGTTTGCGGAGAGATATAAAAGATTATTTGAAAAGGAAGAAAAATGAAAAGAAATAGAATATTAATAGTAGATGGGCTTAATGCCTATTATAGAAGTTACATCGTAGACCCCAGCCTATCGACCAATGGAGTTCCAATTGGAGGCGTCAAAGGCTTCCTCAAGATCTTACAGAAGCTTGTTAGGGAAACAACACCAGACCGAGTAGCGATTATCTGGGACGGCCCTGGAGGCTCTATGAGGCGTCGCCAAGTTAACAAGGGTTATAAGGAAGGCCGCAAGCCCATCCGTCTCAACCGAGACGTGAGAAACCTAACAGAAGACCAGGAGTTAGAGAACAAGGTGTGGCAACAGATGCGCCTCGTTGAGTATCTAAACGAACTCCCCATCAGCCAGATTATGATTCCAGCCATCGAAGCCGATGACGTCATCTCTTTGGTCACTCAGCTTCCCACCCTCAAAGGTTGGCAGAAGGTCATCGTATCTAGCGACAAAGACTTCTTCCAGTTGTGCGATGATGAGACTGTTCTGTTCAGGCCAATCCAAAAAGAAGTCTTGAACAAGAATACTATCTTAGAGAAGCACGGTATTCATCCCACCAATTTCGCTCTAGCCCGAGCCATCGCAGGAGACAAGAGCGATAATCTCCCAGGCGTTCCAGGTGCTGGCCTTAAGACCGTTGCAAAGCGCCTTCCATTCTTGTCGGAGGATAAGAGTTATACAATTGACGAGGTGGTAGACTTTTGTAAAAACACCGAGAGCAAGCTGAAAGCGTTCACGAGTATCGTCGAGCACGCAGATGTTGTTAAAGAGAACTATCAAATCATGCAACTTTATTCTCCAAGCATGTCCCCGCAGGCAAAAAGGCAAGTCAAGACAGCCATAAACGATTTAGAGCCAGAACTTAATAAGACCGGCGTGATGAAAATGATGCACGAAGATGGCTTTGGGAGTTACGATTGGTCAGATCTGTTCGTTGCTATGAAGAGAATTGTTTCTTTTCCCATTGACAAAGCATAAGTTATGTGTTAGAATGCTCGTAAGAGCATCACGATTGGAATGGAGAAAAGTAGTTGAGAACAAATGAGAAAGTGGATTTTAGTAAGTTTGGTAAATCATTCCAAGAGAAGCTCTGCCAACTAATTCTCCACGATAGACCCTTCGCTGATCAAATCGGAGAAGTATTAGAGTATGGATTCTTTGAGTTAAAGCATCTCCAGGTGTTTGCTCGCAAGATTTATGAATATAAGAAGGACTACGGAGTCCATCCAACTGTTGAGATTATGACGACGGTGTTTCGCACATCGTTGGAAGACGAGAACGAAGCCACCCAACAAATGGTTCGAGACTACTTCGCAAGAACAATGTCTTCCGAGGTTTCAGATCGAGAAAGTAAATACATAAAAGAGAAAACGTTAGAGTTTTGTCGTAAACAATCTCTCAAGAAAGCGATGATTAAGTCTGTGGATTTATTGCAGAGTTCATCCTTTGATGAGATCTCACATTTGATTGAAGAGGCTATCAAGCTCGGGAGCGACAATGACTTTGGATACGACTACGTCAAAGACTTTGAGCAACGGTTCCTGCTCAGAGCCAGAAACCCTGTCTCTACCGGATGGTCTGAGGTAGATTCCATAAGCAAGGGAGGCTTAGGTTCAAAAGAACTCGGCGTCGTCATCGCTCCAACCGGAGCAGGAAAAAGCATGATGCTTGTTCATTTAGGAGCACAGGCTTTAAAACAAGGTAAAAATGTGGTACACTATACACTAGAGCTAGGTGATACGGTTGTAGCTTCTCGCTATGACAGTTGCCTTACCGGTGTAAAATTAGGAGAGCTTTTTTCCTATAAAGACCTTATTTATGATAAGGTTCAAGATATAGAGGGAAGATTGATTGTAAAAGAATATCCCACGAAGTCAGCCTCACCGGCTACCATTCGTGCCCATTTAGAACGAGTACAACAAAGGGGAACAAATGTTGATATGGTCATCGTTGACTATGGAGACCTGTTGCGCCCCTCTATCATCCGAAAAGAAAAACGCCACGAGTTGGAAACAATTTATGAGGACCTTCGTGCAATCGGTCAAGACTTTCAGTGTCCAATCTGGACAGCATCACAGACCAACCGATCTGGCCTCAACGCCACCGTCGTTACGATGGAGGAGATTTCAGAGGCATTCAATAAATGCTTCGTCGCAGATTTCATCTGCACAGTGTCGAGAACCAAGGACGACAAAATGGCAAACACAGGAATCATGTTTGTCGCCAAGAATAGAAATGGGCCAGACGGAATGCAGTTCCCTCTCTTTATGGATACATCCAACATCAGGATAAAAGTGTTAGAAGCATCTGAAGAGAACTTTACTCGCATCACAACAGCCCGAGAACAAAAAGAAACGTTAGCAGAAAAATACAAAAAACACAGAAAGGAAATAAGAAATGTTTAATTCAGAAGAGGTAAGGGGTGCTACCCTGAGTTATTTCAGCGGGGATGAACTAGCAACAAACGTATGGATGACCAAGTATGCTCTCAAAGACAAAGAGGGCAACTTCACAGAGAAGACACCAGACGACATGCACTTGCGTCTGGCCAGCGAATTCGCCAGGATGGAGAAGAAGTTTGGAGGCACACGAGCCGTGTCCGAGAAAGAAATCTATAATCTTCTCAAGGACTTTAAGTATATTGTCCCACAAGGTTCGCCAATGATGGGCATTGGAAACAACTACGTCAACGTATCTCTTTCCAACTGTGTGGTCATTGAGTCTCCCACAGACAACATCTCTGCCATCATGGATTCAGGAAAGGAGTTAGCCAACCTCTTCAAGCGCCGCTGTGGTGTTGGGTTGGACATTTCCGAGCTTCGCCCCGAAGGAGCAGCAGTCAATAACTCTGCTGGAACAACAACTGGAGCTTGGAGCTTCGCAGACTTTTATTCCTATGTCTGCCGAATGATTGGACAAAACGGTCGTCGTGGCGCTCTGATGATCACAATGGACGTTCGACACCCAGACATTGAACAGTTCGTCACGATGAAGCACGACCTGACCAAAGTCACCGGGGCCAATGTCTCTGTTAAGATCACAGATGACTTTATGCGAGCCGTCCAAAATGATGAGGAGTACACTCTACGTTTCCCAGTCGAGGCTAAAAAACCAAAGTTCTCCAAGACCATCAAGGCGAAAGAGCTTTGGAATACAATCGTAGAGTCAGCAACTAAGACCGCAGAGCCGGGGCTGATGATGTGGGATAATATCCTCAACAACCTCCCAGCCAACGAGTATGCAGATCAGGGCTTCAAGACCATAACCACAAATCCTTGTGGAGAAATCCCCCTGTCAGCCTACGATAGCTGCCGTCTCATCTCAATCAATCTTAAGAACTTCGTGACCAACCGCTTCACCGGAAAGGCAAAGTTCAACTTTGATAAGTTCAAGGACGTTGTTGGAATTGGTATGAGGATGTCTGACGACCTCGTGGAACTAGAGGTGGAGAAGTTAGACAACATCATCGCAGCAGCAGACACGCAGGACGAAAAGGAAATGTGGAACCGCCTCCTCAGAGCCTGCCGTAACGGACGACGCACAGGCTTGGGAACTCACGGACTAGCCGATGCTATGGCTTGTCTTAACCTTCGCTACGACAGCGACGAAGCGATTGAAATTATTGAGGAAATCTATAAAACCCTCCGTGACTCCGCTTACTGCGAGAGCGTCAACCTAGCCAAAGAACGTGGGGCATTCCCCGTCTTTGACTGGAAGACCGAAAAAGACAACGCATATATCCAGAGACTTCCAGCGGACGTTCGGGAACAACTGTCTCGCTTTGGCCGCAGGAACATTTCTATCCTGACCAACGCCCCCACCGGCTCCGTATCCATTATGTCCCAGACAAGTTCTGGTTTGGAGCCAGTCTTCCGCAACGACTATACCCGCCGCAGGAAGCTCTCTCACAATGAGAGGGACGCCACTCCTGACTTCATTGATGAACTGGGTGACCGATGGATGGAGTACAAAGTCTTTCATCATAACCTGAGAGACTGGATGAACACAACAGGCAAGACAGAGGAAGACATCCCAGACTTCTTTATCACCAGTGAGGAGATTGACTGGTCTCGCCGCATCCTGGTCCAAGCAGCCATCCAACGCAGCATCGATCACTCTATCAGTTCAACAATCAACCTCCCCAAGGACACTCCTCCAGAGGTCGTAGGTGAACTATACTTTGAGGGATGGAAGCACGGACTGAAAGGTGTAACCGTTTATGTTGACGGCTCCCGCACAGGCGTCCTCGTTACCAATGACGACCAGTCACTAGGCGAGGTCTTCCCTCAAAACAGAGCACCAAGACGTCCCGAGACCCTTGACTGTGACATTCACCACACCACCATCCAAGGTGAGAAGTGGGTCATCCTCATCGGCCTGATGGACGGAAAGCCTTACGAAGTGATGGGAGGGCTCTCAAATCTAATCGAGATTCCAAAGAGGCATGAGACTGGACATCTCCTTAAGCAACGCTACAAGACAAAAGAAAATCGTTATGACGTTGTAATTGGAGACGAAGAGGACGCCTTCGCTGTCCGAGACATTGTAAAGGTCTTCGACAATCCAGAGCACTCAGCGTTCACCCGAATGATTTCCCTTGGCCTCCGTCACGGAGCCAACATTACCTATGTTGTTGAGCAACTCCAGAAGGATCGAGACAGCAACATGTTCAGCTTCGCCCGTTGTGTTGCGAGAGTATTAAAGAAATACATTCAAGATGGAACAGAAGCAACCGACAATACCTGTCCTAAATGTCAAGAGGAAGGGTTGATATATGTCGAAGGTTGTGAGACTTGCACGCAGTGCGGTTTCGCAAAATGTGGATAATTACTTGACAAATCAAAACACCTATGATACTATGGTATCAATCTTAACGACATAAAGGAGAAATAAATGTCAGAATCTAAAGACAAATACATCGAGAGTTACATCAAGTCACTTGCAGCAGTTGAGAACGAGATGGAGCCTTTGAAAGAGCACAAGCGAGAACTCAAGGCATCCTACGTTGATAACGGCTGGCTTACCAAAGAAGAGATTTCAATGGCCGTCAAGGCGTTCCGTCTCATCAAAGGTGAGGTAGATATGGACCAACTGCGTGATTTCTACAACCAGGTTTCCAAGACGATTGGGAGAGGCTAAATGAGATTCAGTCCTAGAAATCGTCACCTTCTAGTAGAAGTTCTCAAGCAACAGTCTGGGGAGGAGGATAGTAAACCAACGATCCTCCTCCCTGATGGCTACAAACCAACAGAGACTGAGCAGGAGTATGTTTCAGTGAGGGTAAGAGAAGTCTCACCTGACTGTACAATTAGCATTACGAAGGGAGACTTAGCAATCGCTTCAAACAGAATGATTGAGGAGATTACTATTGGAGACGAAACATCCCACCTAGTTCTTGAAAACTATATCATCGGAGTGATGAGGAGATAATAAAATGACACTTGCCGAATTATTATGTTCAGCATACATCGCCCTGTCTTTGCCTAATGCAGAGACGGCATGTGTGAACATGGACACAGTTGTAGAATCCAGCTACCAACACAACATTGATGCATCCATTCTAACAGCCCTTATCTTCTATGAGAGCCGCTGGAAGCCAAGAGCAATCAGCAACTCCAAAGCGTGTGGCCTCACGCAGGTTCTTCCTAAGTATACTCGCAACCCCCGCAGAACTTGCAAGGAACTTTTGGACCCGACAGTGAGTATCAATACCGGAGCAAAGACACTTGGTCAATGGCAGCACGGACGCTACGCCAAAGGTCGTGTAAAGATTGCCCTGTGCGCTTACAGCAAAGGTTATCGCTGTTACGGTGAGGATGCTCACCAAGGTGCCCACAGGTACGCCCGCAAAATCATCCGTTTGTCGAAGAGGCTTAAAAAGAAAATGTTTAAGATTAAAGACGACCATGCCCGAGGACTCGACGTACCGGGCTGTTACGATGATACTCCCGATGCCACAGGGCACTATGATTAAACACACGTATGAATACGACGAGATAGTAATAGGGCACGACTTAAGTGCCCTATTTTATTCATACTTCAATTGTAAACCCCTTATCCTAAACAGCACTCGCAAGCCGTTCCTCTTTGACTTTCTCGACATTGACATTGAATTGGAGAAGGTCTTCATGGAACCAGTCGAGTATGAGATGGCAACCAGAAGCGAACCAAAGAAGGTAGGGTGTCCAACTATCACAGCCTGGGACCGAGTATGCTTCCCTCTTTCCCTCGCAGGTCTTATGCCTATAGCGGACAAAGTCCAAGCAATCAGAGTGGAAGACAACACGCTAAGGGTTACAACAGATCGCTCAAGATTAATAAAGTACAAGTTCAATAAGCTCACAATCTTTAATGACGAGAGCGTCGCAGGCATAGGAGTTCCAACCGAGCATAACAAAAGGTTCAAGGTCATTGATTGGATTGATGTTCGTTCAGGAGCAACACACCAGTTTGATTACTTTGGAACCGAAGACGACCTAGCCAAAGAAGTTTACTTTTACCCCTCACCAAGACTAGGCGGAGGCGAGAAAGATAAAAGAAAAGATTGCGTTTCAGTTTCATATATGAACAAAGAACAACTTGACAATTTTGATTTTTCTGATACAATGGTCAGGTTCAAGATTCTAAAGATGATGAAAGAGCAAGGTATCCGTGGTATGAGAAACGGACGAGACAAGAGACGTCCAGGCAAATACTATCACTATGCAGTCAAGATTGAGCCGAGAAAGAGAGAAGTAATCCAGTTAGACAAAAACAAATACGAGAACACAGAATTAATAAATTATGATTACAGAACTCCAGAAGAAATCTTAGAGCAGTCAGAAATCTCTTACAACTATCTTTGGAAGATAAACAAACACTTGATGCAGGGATAATGGAAAAACCAGAGCAAAACATGAGATCGTTTCACCTCGCAGGCATTGTCCCTGTCGCAGGTCAGCCACTGGACTTTAACTTCCCTTGGCACGATTGTTGTATGCCAATTGCTCAAGACTATCTAGCCATCGAGCAAGCGGTTATGGAATGTGCCCACGCAGGCTGTGAAACAATCTGGGTCATCTGTAATGACGACATGCAGCCCCTCATTCGCTACCGCCTTGGTGATTACATCTACGACCCCGTAACTTACAAAGCGGAGTACGACCCAAAAGCAAACGAGAAGAAGAAGGAAGTTCCCATCTTCTATGTGCCCATCCACCCCAAAGACCGAGACCGGCGTGACTGTTTGTCGTGGAGTGTTCTTCACGGAGCCAACTCTGCCTATCACATCTCTCTGCGTCTAAGCAAGTGGATTACACCAGACAGATACTATGTTTCTTTCCCCTATGGCATCTTCCCAGCCGACAGGGTCCTGCGAAAGCACAGACGAGACATCTCAAGCACCAAGAGCTTCTTCTTATCCCACGAGGGAAAGACCGTAAGGGACGGAGAATACTTGAGTTTTACATTCTCCCCTGACGAATTCATCAAATACAGGCGAGACTTAAGACAAAGCGCAACAAAGAAGTTCGTCAATTCAGGAGACCAAATCCCAAAGGAGACTCTCCCTCTCGAAGAAAGATACTCAGCAAGATACTTTTCTCTTGACAAAGTCTTTGGATCTGCTATACTAGATGACGCCAATGTAGTTGAAACACCTTGGTATTATAACATAGGAAGTTGGGAAGGCTATTGTGAATACATTGCGTCCGAAGACAAGAAAATCATAAAGAGACCTTCAAGAACGTTTTTTGGTTACAGAGAATTTAACGGAATAGGAACAGATAATGAGAACAGAGAGCAAGATTAAATTTGTAGGACTTCACGCACACTCAGGGATGAGTCTCAATGACGGCCTGGGTTACCCACAAGACCACATGGACTTCGCCTACGAGAACGGAATGGATGCTCTTGCGCTCACAGACCACGGTCATATGAACGGCTTGGCGTATCAAGTTCTCCACGCCCAAAAGATGAAGAAGGATAACAAGAACTTCAAGCCTATCTTCGGAGTCGAGGCATACTTCTTGCCCTCTATTGAGGACTGGAAGACCGAGTATGATAGCGTAGCTGAAAAGAAGAAGAGCAAGAAAAAGAAGAAAGACGACATGAAACTATCTATTGAGGATGAAGCCGCT